GTGTTCAGAGGCTCGAAGTGATCCGGAAGGCTCCGGGTCCACGTCTTGTAGTCCTGCCAGGAACGTGAATCAAATCCCTTGAGGGAGGCGACGCGGACTTTCACGGCAGGGTCTATAGTCATCCGGTCTCGATATTCGAACAGCTCGCGGTCGATCAGCGAGGCGACGTCATACTCGCTATCTGACCACAGCCCTCGATCTTGGTCCCAGACCGCATAGAAGCTCCCACCACGGATCATGAGGTCCCGATGCTTCCCTACAAGGAACTCGGGGCGCACCGTGATTACTTCTTGGCCCTGCTCCTTACGCCGCCTTTCGACGACTCGGAAGAAGTCCATAGCCCCTCCTCACAGGATATCGGTCTGCTCCATAACGTAGTCCCCAAGCTGAGTCCAGAGATCTGAGAATCGCTGGTCACATGACGGTTCTCGGAGTGGGAACAAGCCCCCCGAGCCATCATAATCGTAGTCTCGGAGTAGCCAGTCGTCGATGCGGTCAGCTGTAAAGCCCTGTGCATTGATCTCATACCACTCCTCATCATCAAATGAATCAACTCCAAGATTCCCAAGAAACTCCCAGAACCATGCCCTGACCCCCTGGTCGTTTCCAGATCCGGCGGCCCAGAACTCGGCTTGCTCGGCGAGGCTGAATATAACCTCCAGCACGGAGGGCGGCCCGTCGACAAGACCGCCCTCACTTTCCTCGAACTGGAACCGAAGCTCTGAGATAGTTTCTGCTCTGTTACGGTCGTCTTCGAGAACTGGAACGAACTCTTTGCGCATAAGAGCTTCCAGCAAGCATCGACGAGACCGCTTTGGGTTGGTGTTTCTCCCAGGCACTAGCCTGGAGTAGAGCCATTCAAAATATGAATCATCAGTCCTCATTGTCAAACGGGAGCTCAGGTATCTTGTCTCGAACGTGCAGTACAACACGCTCATAGCTGTCATCGACCCACGTCACTTCGTAATCCGCTTCGAGGATCTCGTTGCGGATATACAGTGGCTCATCTGGCCTCAGTGAATCCAGCCAATCACCAACCACGCCTTCTGGATCGGTAACCACCTGGCCATTCGAGGCCGCAAGAACATCATCATGGACATAATATGACAGCTCTGTGGTCCTGTACGGGCTTGTGGTGTACTCTGCGATGGTTATCGCGAAAATATCACCGTCATGATCCGGCACAAAGACCGTCTTCTCATCTTGAGGAGTGGGGTTGTATCCCGACTCTTCTGCAATGTCGAAGAGTTCTTCCTGGGCGGCCCTCACCTCCTCTGTCAGTTCAGTTTCCGTTTTTCCATTGAAGGTCTTTTTGGCCTTCTCTTTCTTTTCAGCGTGGGCCTTCTTCCAGGCCTCCTTGAATTCGTTGACCTCTGCTTGGACAACTTCCTCACGTCGGCGCTGCTCAAGGCTCTTCCCAGCAAGGAATCCACCGATCCCGCCAAGAAGTACCCCGCCAACAAATATAGCGATTCTCTCAATCATGATGCAGCTCAGATCTTGTCGAAGATTACCCCATCGACATTGAAGTCGAGGAGGATCTTGTCATCCCAGCTGGCCATAAACTCTCGAGCGCCCTGGCCTTCGCTACCAAAGACGCCGAAGTCGACGAACCCATCTCCAACCGGCAGGCCATAAGCAGCAGCTGCTACGGGGTCAGCGGGGGCTTTCATCCAACCCACAAGGCATCCCTCCGAGGTACGAGGCACCCCGAGCGCATCATATACCTCGTTCAAAAGAACATGCCCTCTCGAATTGAGCAGGTTATTCATATAGGTCTGCTGTGCCTGAAGGAACAGCAATGACACCGACTTGTCCGGGCTCCAGTTCGGGTTGCTCGCATCAAAAACGCGAGCGTACTGGGATGCGCCAGTAGCGACAGCCTCCTCATCGGGAAGAGACTGAGTGATGACTTTCTCCTTGGTACCGTCCTCATGTTTTACGGTTGCCTTGGAGGTCGTCAGACCATATTTGAGCTCGTTGTCTACATCCTCTCCGAAGCGATCACGAACACGGGAACGGTAAATATCATACGCCCTGTCCGAGGCAGTCAGTGCTGCACCAAGAGCCACGACTCGCCCTCGCAGGATACCACACCCTCCGAGAATCGACGCAATTGCGCCGACCCCAACCAGGACTGCCGGGCCATACAGCCGGATCAACTTGCCAACATGTGCAGCGTAAGTCCGGACAACATCCATCCGAGCGTCCTGCTCGGTGTACTCTTCGGCCTTGTCGGACTGCGCGATTTCCTCCTGAGCAGCCTGAAGGCTCTCGAGATCGGAGGCAAGCTCCTCCTTCAGGAGCTCGGCCTTCGGTGACGCCTTACACGCCATAACAGCGGCGGCAACACCGCCAACAATACCTGCCCCGACCATGATTTCCGGGGCGAAGCGCTTGAGAACCGCAGCACTCTTGGCAGCGGTAGTTACGATCTTGGACCACATATCAATTCTCCTCATTTGGGTCGGCGAAGTCCTTATCAACTTTGAGCTTCAGGAAGAGCTGCCCGTCTTCCTTGAAAAATGTGACGAAACCTCTAGCCGCGAAGTTCGCCTTGAACCACTGCTTCAAGCGGGGAACGTCCCGCTGGCGAATGGCTACGAACAACTTGAGCGAGGCCAGGAAATCTGACTCATCAAATTCGTCGATGACGAACGTAAGCTCTTTGATGATGTCTTTGGCGACAGCATCATCCTTCAGGACGACTGGCTCGTCCACGACGAGCTTCTTGGGCATGATGTTCGGGTTGATAATATCATTCATAATATGATTCTCCATATCTTATTATATTACTTAAATTGGGGGTGGATCCCCGGGAACATTACTGGGCGGAACAGAATGGTTCGCTCCCATTCGAATCCATCACCAATCGGGTCCTCGCCCATGCGCTCGAGGATATGTTCATTCACGCCGGCTTGAAGCACGAAGTGGACCTGATTTCGGTATGGGGCATACGGTGTCTCGAGGACGCGCTCATCCCATCCATTGATATGCCACAGGACGGCACTCGGCTTGATCCGGAGCGCATATCGATTGAGCCACTGTGGGCGCATCTCAACATCGAGTGGGGCGTGCATAGCCTCACTCGTCTCGGGGTCTTTCCAGTGAAGGTTTGTGAGCATTGTATCTCCGCCCATCTTACCTTCAACGATATTGACCTCCCCATTAGGCCAGTCTGCATCCTTTTCCGGCCACAGCATGGCGACCAACTCGATATCAGGGTCATCCGCCACCTGCATGTCGAACTGCCAAGTCTGACCCTTTGTGGCGATATTCCGCTTCCCACACCAGGCGGGGCAGAGAAGCGACTTATCAACCGCTGTACGGTGGTCTGCCCCGAGGTCCCGCATGATCTGATATGCGGCTCGGTCAAACCGGAAGTTCAGCTCGTAGGTCTCGCCATCCTCCGTAATATGGGTCATTTCTGGCATGAACCTACCAAGGGTACCGAATGCTGGCTTCTGCTCGCTCCACCCTCCATAGGTGGTGTAAGGCCTCTTTTCGCGAACTGCGTTGAGCTCACTCAGTGTCCAAATACGTTCCATGTTTCCATCCATAATCTATGTAGTGCTCGATCTTCCCGGCAAGCGCCCCTTCGTAAAGGAGGCGGTAATATTCTACACTGCTATCCAAATAAAGACCCCGGACCTCAAGGAGCCGCACCTCAAAGTCCAGGGCTCTTTCCGGGAGTCGAGCTATAAGCTCTCGCAATTTCACTTTGGAGACACCACCAGCATCAGGTGGTTCCAGTCAAAAGCCCCACATGGCTGAACCCAAATATGGCCTCTCTTGCCGAACGGGATCATTCGCAAGAGTTCTTTCTGTACAAACTCAACATCCTTTTTCGGACATCCAATAGTGGCAGACCGGGAATTTCCGTTTTTGAGACGCTCGCCATAGGCCTTGAGTGTATCAAGCAGACGCTCGCCTCGGGGATGTGGAATCTGTCCACTGTGCATATCAGGACAAATATGCGGAATGCCCCATGACTCTTCAAAGTCATCGATGTCGATCTTGGAGTACGTTGTGATATGCATTTTGTTCCCCACACGCTTTGGTAGGATTCGGTGATGTCCTACGCCGCCGAGCATCAAACTGATCAAGTTGTCCTGCCGGCTGGTATACTGATTGTGATAGCGCATTAATCCTCCACCTCATCCCGGTGCATCCAGACGTAAACCATCGAGTACGATCGAAATGTGCTGATGGTCCACACGATCTCCGATTCTTCTTCTCGAATTACAGGAAGATCCGACAGAAATGCTGGGAGAAGCTCGTTTGTCACCGACACAACCTCAAACATGTTGTCGATGTCCAACTTCCTCATCATACCATTGAGAGTCCACTCCAGCTTGCTTTGCACGGGGGCAATATGAGAGCGAAAATAAACATCATGGTGAAGTTTTGTCTCTTCCCGAAGACGCTTGACCACGCCCTTCTGAGTAGCGTAGTCGAGGAACCATTCAGGACCAATAGCCGCGGTGCAACTGTACTGATTCCACCATCGGATTTTCTGAGCATCAAGCTCGGATTCTTCCTCCCACACGTCCATATAGGACCGCAGGGCATCTCGCCACTCAGGGCGGACGTGAAGGTTCATCAGTCCCGCTTCGAACTGCCTCCCTGTGAATCCATATGTTGCCCGCCACATGTAAGCATCGAATTCCTTCTTGTTCTGGAACTTGATCCTAGGGTACATTTCAATTCTCCTTCTTCACAATGATCTCGACGTGGGCAGCGTTGTCTCGAGCGGGCGCAACACTTACGGCCCAATCGTACTGCGTGTATTTTTCAAAGATTTCAGGGATGCGGTGAACGAATTCTTGCACCCTGGACGAGTCGACTCTTGTTGTTATATGATCTTGGTGCTTTGGCGGATATTGGTCGAGGTACGCCTCGGCACGTGCAAGACCATGCCAGACCGGCTCCATGTAGAACAGGAAGTACATTGGGTTTCGGCCTTCAATGCTTGAGATATATACATCCCCAGGCCGACCGATGAGGCGGTCAACCACCCATGGTTTTCCGAGCACCACAGTAGTCTCCCGACTGTTCCACTCATATGTTCCAGAGCTCCACCCGTCCACTCGCTTAGCAAGACGCCTGGTCTGAGTGGCAATGGACTGACTCAACCCCTTGGGGTGGCGGAAATGCAGAATGAGAGCTTGCCGGGGATGAAGGGTCTTCAGTGTCGCAAAGAACTTCTTGATTTCGTGGCGGGACTTGACATTGATTGTATTGTGCATGATGGTTTCTCTTTCTTAAATATTTGTTACGGGTCCACCCGCTCTGGGCGGGGGAGATCCAGGATATAACCAGCTCTGGTTCGGCGGACACACGCGTCTCGCAGTGATGTCCACCCCCAGTTCTGGTCCGTGTAATCTGCGGTGATCCCTGCCGCGGCATAGAAGTCACCGACTGTTGCCACATCGTACTCCTCGATGCAGTCCCCGAGACGCTCCAGGATGAGCTCCGCTTCGGAACGGTCATCGAAAGTGATGTCACGGAAATCGTGGTTCACCCTCTTTCGAGTGTCCAGATTCCTCTTCGGGTCTCTTACAGAGCCATCTGTAGATGTCCGGCTGTAATTGACGTAGCTTTGGGCCTTGCGATATGGGGTTACCCTGTGCCCTCGCCCCTCACCGTAGAGCACTCGATCAACGATGGAACTCAATCCCTCCTTCACCTGAGGGACGAGGACATCAAATATGACGAACTCCATGAGTTGTTTTCCCGATGTCTCGAAGATGGATTCTCGGATGCGGCGAATGGGGCTCTCTGAAATACGCCCCCGCGCTACCATCTCTACTCGAGGCTCTGGCGGTTTCGCCTTGCTTCGATACGAGTTCCCTTCTGGGAGGTCGATTTCAGCCATTCGCGCCGGCAACCTCGCGCTCGAAGCCATAGGATACGACGTGCGACCATCCCTCACAAGAAGCAAGATCACTCCAGCGAGAAATGTTATCGTTGAGTCGCGTATCTGTGATGTCGTAGACATCCGCAAGGAACTTGGCCATCTTGAGGTACCGCTCGGAGTGTTCCATTGCAGTCTTGAAGTCTACTTCGCTGTGGTGGGTTGCAAGCCCTTCCAACCACAGGCTTGCGTTGTTGATGTAGCCATCGATGAGGTCGATTGCGTTCATGAGTATAACCTTTCTTGATTGAAGAGAAACCCCTACCCATTGTGGGTAGGGGCGGTAGAGGGGTTAGGGGGTCTCTTTGATGGAGTCGACGGCGTCTGCGATAACGTCGCACTGGGTTTCCATCCCTTGGCGAGCTTTGTCAGCTGCATACGCGCCAAGTCCCACGCCACCGAGGAAACACAGGACACGCAGTGGCAACTGTGCAGGCAGGGGGACGAGGGACAGGGCGCAATGGGCAACGAGGCTGCCGCCTACAGAGGATGAAAACCCAAGGGCTTTCTTGATCTGACGAAACCGGCGACTGTCTTTGAGGGACATTCTCTTTCCTTTCTCTAGTTCATTATACCATCTGTTCCAGATGCGACTTTGCGTCCGCCCATGCTTTCTTATCCTTCTCGGGCATGTGGGACATGCCACGCTTCAGAACAGCCTTGGGGACGACCCCCTCAATGAACGCCACAAATCGTTTTGGCGCTTCCAGCAGTTCAAGAGCGAGTTCGTCGAACTCGTCGCTGGTCATGAACTTCGCAGTGGCCTTTGGATCGTGTGTGAAGACCCCATCCTCATCCACAACGCCATAGGAATGCTTGACAATCTTCGAGAAGAGGTCGAAGAACTTCACTGCCTCGTTTTCGCCTTTGACATCCTCCAGCCACTTTGCAGGATCTTCGCCTTTACTGCTCAGAGCAAGGATGTCTCGGGTGCCGAGGTGAAAGTAGTGCTCCTGGCCTTCAAGCTCAACTGTAATCATTGAAATATAACCTTTCTTGATTGAAGAGAAACCCCTACCCATTGTGGGCAGGGGCGTGTAGAGGGGTTATTCGTTCGTGACGATGTGGTCGGCAATCGCCGATTCAAGCTCGGTCACTTCCTCCTCAGAGAGGTCGTGGCCTTCTGACTCCTCTTCCTCCTTTTTGGGAGGGGTGAGAGCCATCACAACGACCCCAACAACAGTGCTGATTGCAGCACCAGTGATGATGGGGTGATCTGTAACGAACTTCTTCACTCGGTCCCTAAGGCGGGGTTTGGAGTCAGAGGTCTCGGAGTTCTCAGAGGATTCAGTTTCCACGGGCTCGGCTTCGACAACCGTTCCATCGGAAAGCGTAACGAACATGATGATTCCTTTCTCTAGTTCATTATAGGCGCTGCGCCGCTTGCGAGCTTGAGTGCGAGGTCCTTGTAGCGGATACCCATATGGCGGACCATTACTGACGCAGTGTGAATTTCTTGAGGGTTTGTGAGCAGCCCCTGGAGATTCATCGCACGATCAAGGTATCTGCCGCCCTCTTTCAAGGCTTTCTCGGCTCGAGGAAGATAGCATTCATCCCAGGACTTTTGCCCAACTTGACGAAGAATCGCTGGCTTGGCGTATAGGCAGTGCTCGACCTGTGTCAATGACATCGATGCCAATCGCTCGAGGTCACACATTGCAAACATAACTGTTTCCGCCATCAGAAGATCCTATCGTATTTATAGGAGGGGCCGAATCTGTAATCGAGAACCAAATATGGTTCGCCGTCATCAGTCACCCCGCTTGAGAACAGTGGTTCGATCAGGTGGTCCGTGTTCCACCCATAGTCATCCCCATAATGCAGGGATTCCATACCAAGAGCGACGAAGAAATCATTCGCTGCCACATGGCCATAGTTGTTGACCTCGTTGTTGGACTGGTTCACGGCCCTCCAGATCTTATCCACGGTGCTCGAAAAGTACCTACCGGTATAAGCCTCGAAACAGAGCACGTCGCCCTCGTGAACTGTGGACCGGGTCCCTCCACGATACTTAGGAGCCTCAGCGCGAATCTGTTCCTCTTTCTTGGCGCCCACGACCTTTTCTGTGGCCTTGCGGTACGCATCGAACTGGCTCTCAGCAAGTGCCGCGGCGGATGCAGCTACCGCCACTCGTCTCGCAAGAATGGAGTGTACGCCGATGATGCTGGATACAGTAACCGCCCCAACCGCCAGTGGCGGAATCCATACCCTCCAAGTAGCTTTGAGCTTATCCTGGAAGGGCCTGTCTCGAAGGCCCTCGTGGAGAATGATGCGGTGAGCTTTCACGCCGGCCTGAGCTGAAAATATAGCCGTGCCGACAACGCCGCCCACAGCAAGCCCGGTAAGGATGCTCGGAGCGTGTCGACGAAGTGCTGAAGTGACGGGTGTGATGTTCATTTGTTCTCCTTTCGAGGCATTGTGGTTCTTTGATGATGACCGCTAGGTCTCTCTAGGTCCACGATAATATCGCCATCTGGTAGATAGTTCACAATATCGACTTCATAGTCATATGCCCCATTCTCGAGGGCTTGCAGGTCTCTTTCATCGGCGGTAAGCCTTGCTCGGATTCGCTCCATTGAATCGCCCCTAAGACTGAGCCTCTTTGCTCTAATTACTTCGGGGACTCGGAGGTACCAGAAAACCATCCCTTTGTCCAGCATATGGCTCGTGCTATAAAAGTATTGTGCGGCACAGATAGGGTCTAGAATGCAGATCGCATATGGGTCTCTTCTGTAGCGATTAAATGACCCAATAGGAACCCCATATCTCCAGATGCCTTCCTCAGTTTGGTAGGCCTTTGAGAATATGATTTTCCCCTCGTCCTGTAGGTCTAGGAATTCTTTATTCGAGAGATATGCCGAATACTCATCGGCAGAATAAGGTCTTGGCGGTCTGGTGGTCACAGACCGGACCCAGGCCCATCCAATATTACTCAGAGCCCTTGCGAGTGTTGTCTTACCTGCGCAGCTTCCGCCTGACAAGATGATCATTGCTTCTCCTTGTGCTAAAAACATAACCCTACCCATTGCGGGTAGGGATAAACGGTCAGAGGGTTTCGGGGTGCTCCCAAGCACCAGCAGTAGCCAACACCGCGCCAAGCGAAATGGCGAAGATGGCAATGAGGGTGATGAAGGTGAGCATGGTAGTTCCTTTCTCTAGTTCATTATAACACCTGTATAAATTGCGAAGAGAAAGAACCCTACCCATTGTGGGTAGGGTAGTAGAGGTGATCAGTTTCTCTTCGATCCTCGAATAAAGTCGAGAACGACCTTTGCGATCCAGGCAATCCCCAGGTAGGGGAGCAGTTGCCAGAATGCAACAAAGATTGCGACGACAAGGACAAGGAGGATGATTTCGAACATTTCTAATTCCTTTCTCTAGTTCATTATAACACCTGTATAATGTGCGAAGAGAAAGAACCCTACCCATTGTGGGTAGGGGTGTTTTCAGGATCGGAGTCTAGCTGATGTGGCGTAGATGATCCGTCCCCAGCAGGCTTCCTCGCTCTCCTCGAGGAGGTCCCATGTATCTTCAAGATCTGCAAGCCAGTCGGCAATCGCCGCCATTGCGGCACGGTACTTCCAGTGAAGGTACTTGGGAACCTTGTACAGGTTCCGCATAGTGTCTTCGTAGAAGTCGACCGCAATGGTACGGTATTCGCCGGGGGCTGGCGACTTGACGATCTTGAAGAAGGGGCGAGACTCTCCAAGAGTTTTGAGAGCGGTTTTGATTCCGCGCTGCTTGAGTTCGGTGTCCATTATAGATTCCTTTCTCTAGTTCATTATAGCGGCTGTAGGTGCAGCGAAAACCTATACCCGTTGTGGGTATAGGAAGTGACTAGCAGACATTGATTGCAGTCATCATTGCTTCACAGCGCCCGGCCTGACCGGGACGTCCGGCATCATTCAGGAGATCCCTGGACCGCCGCAGGGTCGACAGGGCGACGCCACGAGCGATTGGGGAGTCCCAATGATTTGCGCAGACGTTAAGGGTCAGGGCATAGGCATGAAGCTTGATGGAGTTGAGCATGATAGATTCCTTTCTCTAGTTCATTATAACACCTGTATAAATTGCGAAGAGAAAGAACCCTACCCATTGTGGGTAGGGGTAGTAGAGAGTTAGATACGAATTCTCGTAATAAGCCCGAACGCTTTCGTAGCGATGATTGAGAGTCGCTCGAAGTTCATGATGAGCAGAATCCCGGCGAGGGAAGACCCTGCGCTGACAATAGCTGCTTTGTCCACAGGGGGCGCGGCCGGTTCGATACCGACTTTCGCTCCAGCAAGGACTGACAACTGGTTTACAGCGACAGCATACTCTTCACTCGCAGGATCGAGCGTTGACATGTAATCGAGGTGGTCTTCGATCCGCTTGGAGAGCGGGGTGGGCTTTTTCTGAATGAGTTTCATTCTATCTCCTTTCATTATAACACTTGTAGAAAAAGCGAAAGCCATAGCCATTGCGGCTATGGCAAGGGCCTTAGACAGGCCTATTGAACTTTCGTTCCACGTTCTGAGCAAGCTCTTCCCATCGCTCCTCGACCTCCTGGAGATTCCGGGAGATCCACCTCGTCAGTCGGAGGGATTGAAGATTTCGTGCGGTTTGGAGCCGAGCTTCAAGATGTTCCCGGGTACGGTAATAGTTCCGGATCGGGCGATCATTGAATTCATCGACAACCTTTCGCAGCTCTGGTTCCCACTGACGAGCGAGGTAGTCTTCGGCCTTGAGGCAGAGGTTGTGAAGGGCGATCTTGAGCTTTTTGAGCATGGTAGTTCCTTTCTCTAGTTCATTATAGGGGGATGTATACTATACGAGTAAAAAATAGGTAGCCATTGTACACCGTACGACAGCCACCTATTTGTGGTCACTTCACCTTGAGAGTGACGGTCTGGCCCGACTGGGGAGCTTCTTTCAACTCGAGAAGGGCATTCTCGCCGAGACGCATTCGCCCGTCGATCCCAAGGTCGTTCTTGTTGTAGTGAACCTTGGATACCCCGAGGATAACACCAAAGAGCGTCATCAGGACGAACAGTGTACCGTTCACCTCAGAGGCCAGCGGCCAATGCCAAAGAGCAGAGAGACCCGTATACGCGGCCCCAATCGCCGGAAGGACAACCAGGTTCGCCCACTTCAGAGTGTCATAGACCGCCGTAGGGAGCAGCGCCTTGAGGGGCGAATCGGGAAGCTCAGTAGTCTCGCCGTGCTGCGGGGTTTCGCTCATTATTGCGTCCTTTCAGGTAGTCGACATCCATCACCATTGATCGGCCATGGATTGGCAGTTCGGCCACTTCGGCCATTATCTTCTCCGCAAGCCCATTCCCGCCAAATGTAGAATATGGGCCATAGAGATACTTGTTGAGGTCATGGTACTCATCTTTGGCGATCCAGCCTCGCTCAATGTACTTGAGCCCCTGATCCACAATCCGGTCATGGGCCAACCCAAGTAGGAGCTTGGTCTTTGCATCGCGCTGATCATCTCTCTTCTGGATAAATGCCCAGAACCCCGCCGAGGCAATGAGAGCGCATGTGAGTGCAGTTACAATAGGCACAAGAGTAACCACGATTCCTTCAATGACCGCATATACATCCATTATGTCCCCAAAAGAACGAGTGGGCGCCGGTGCTTGGATTCAGTCACAGACCATCCATCGGGACGGCCATCCGCATCTACACCCATCATGATAGTCCCTGGAGCGCTGAAAAAGTTACGCAACCAATAAGCACCGCCCCCCAGCTTTCGCGTCTCCGGGAGGAGGCGGAACAATGGGAGTTGATCGTCCCTCGAGCCGCTGTCAAACCTTGTCGAGGTGCCCCACGCTACATGCCCAAAGACCATGGTCTCAGTCATATCGAGAAACCTCGTGTGCACAGTTATGGCATTCGTAGCCTTACCGTCGCTATTGATGGCACTACTCAGAGGCTCGTCGAACCAGAATGCCGATCCGGATACCCCATACTGGCTGGCAAGGGCGGTGATAGCATTATGGCTTGATTTCTTGAGAAGGACCTTGTCCTCCGAGTATCCGTTCATGACGGACGCCGTACTCATCGCTCCTGTGTAGATGGGTGTGTCCGCCACAAGAACAATATGGTGCTTTGGGACGTTCAGCTGATAGAAATAGTCAAACGCTGCTACACGCCATGTGTAGGTCTCGCCGCCGATCGAGGTTTGGATCTTATCACCGATGGCGAACTGCTCGAACTTGCCAAGGGCGATGTCCTGGAACCACCCGGTTGGAGGAGTGGTGTGCGTTTTGCTGCGTTCTGGGCGGACATAGTAATTCCGGCTAACCCCGACCGGCGCCGAGCCTGCGGGAGAATTCTCGAGCACCTGGACTCGACCTTCCAAGGCTGGGACCTTGTTGGCGTTTGTCTCAACCGCATCCAGCCGAGATTTATAACCAGCCACCGTACTCGCAGCGGATGAGGCCTGCTGCTGCGCATTTTTCGCATCTGCCGCAGCTGCAACGGCCGCCTTTTTGGCCTCGATAATGGAGTTCATGTTTGGGGTATTCCCCAGCAGCTTTTCCGTGTCCGTGATCCACTGATTGAATCGGTTCTTCAGCGCTTCGCCCTCGGCCTGAAGTTTTGTAAGCTGCGTCTGAAGCTCTTTACTGGTCTTCGACGCTTCCGTAGTCACGTTACTAAGCGCATTGCTGGCGCTACTGATGAACGCAGAAATATCCAACGTCCGGAGTGGCCCAGTAATCCAAGGGCATGCAGAAGTCCCAGTAGCCATCTCTATCTGCCCCTGCTGAACCGTTGTTGCGCCCGCCGGCCTGAAAATATAACACAAGGGCATCTGCCGCACAAGACTTGTCAAGACCAGGTCGGGGCGCTTTGGCGTTGCGGCTGATGTTCCAGAAACATACTTGATGCTGTTCGCTCGGACGCTCTCAGACCAGTTGAACTCCAAGACGACTGCGTCATACCGTGAGTAGTTCGGATGAGAGTTGCTTGGCGCACTCAAACTGAGCTCACCGTCATTGTTGAGCCACGTTCCCTGGCACCAAGCTCGCCCAGATCCGATTCGAACAGTGGATCCGTTGGCTTCGACCCTGAGGGCCTGTCCAACACCCGAGAAGACTCCATCCGTGATAATGCCCTCAAACAGCGTGCCAAATTGTTCCGCAGTATATCGTCGGTCCCCGCTTGACGAGTTGAAGAACCCAGATGTTACAGCCATCTATCCTCCTTAGAAATAGTTCTCCATAATTGGTGATGCATCCAAAATAGGATACGCCCGATACCCTTGGTCGATCGTCCATGAGTGCGTATACTCTTTTACTCGGGCCCGGGATCTCTTCCCTGCAACCTCAACGGCCACCAGATCACCGAGAAAGAAGTCCTTGTCGAATCCATATTCGTACATATCATGCCGCAGGACCTCGCCTGAGATCTCGTCGGCAAGGGAGTGCTGATGGAGCGCAGTGCGACCATATGGGGCAAGGACCCCTGCCAACCCATTAGCGTTTTTTGGTGTGTAGTTCCACCCGGGGGACACCCACATTTCACGACGGTTCATTCCTTGACCGAATCTATTGGAAACGTCCGTGGCGTATCGAGAGAGGCTGGACTGATTTTCGCCGACCTGAATATGAACGTATGCAGATGTGCGGTAGGTGCGACTCTGCCGGCGGTAAATTATATTGGAGAGAGACCCGAGGTCCTCAGAGAACAGCACAGGATATGTTCTATTAGCACCGGTTCGATCCCGGGGTTTCCACCATTGATAACGAATTTTTCGACCCTGCATGTATGATCGAAGCCCGCAATAATATGTCTGAGCACAATATAGGAAAAGGTCCCAGAGAGATTTGCCATCGGGATCATAGTCCAGATGGTGAACGCTCCACGAGGACGGATCATCCAATGCGAGATATTTCATTTCTCGACCTTTTTCTGACGGGTTAGCCACCTCGTCGTTGAAGGCTTGCAGGACTATTTCCCTGGTGGATGGCCCCATCGGAATCACCTGCGTAGCGGCTAGGACCCTGCGCTGAAGGAGGCTCTTGGCGTCTCGTCCTCTCAAATATACCGCCGGAGTCGTTCGCCCACCCTCATATGTGATTTCTTCCACGATCATCGATTCGTTGGAATATGGGATCTGTAGAATGTTGTCGAAGAATCGATCCTTATAGCTCTGAATATCAGCCCTTGCATCGGGGATTCGAATCTCGAATTCTCCGAAATCTTGGTATCTCTCAGTCCAGACAACACTGGACCACCCCGTGACGGCGTCAACGGCTACCAGGTCGTTGTTGTAGACTCGTACGCTTTCCAGATACATTATACCCCCATATACAATGGACTATAGTATACAACCGCTCCGTCGAATACGTTGACCATTCGAGATTTGCTGGTATAGATCTCAAGATCATTTGGGCCAGGCTGGAGCTTAGGCCAAACGCTGTTCGTCGTCACCATTCCAGATGCCTGGAATATAGTCCCGTCTGGGCGCTTCACTCTGGCCCCGAAAGAATCAGGGCGGCTGTCAACCTCCAACGTATATCCTCGTGCGATGGTTTTCTGATCTATAGCAGCATACAAATCCATATCGATCTGGAGTACGGTGCCGCGAGAGTGATTGTATATGGATACAATACCTGGGGTCTCGAGCATGGGAAGTTCGAACCGGCAGCCTGTTACTATTTCGCCAGGGTAGTTCACTGTAAAGCTCGAGCTGCGCTGTTGGTCGCCGAATTGCAGTTCCGCCTTATTGATCGCGTTTGTGAATGGGAACTGAAAGCCTCCAGAAACCGTAAAGAATCCTCGCCCAGTCTCGAATGAGTTTTTCTCAGTCAAGAATGGCTGCGGGCAAATAACAGAGACCTGTACCGACTCTTTGTCTGAGAATATGTTCGGGGTCACAGACTCCACATACCCTCGGGCCTCGTAAACGGAAGAGTCTGTCAGGAACTGCATTCGAACCAGTTCTTTGATCGGAAACGCCCGGTATATAAGACGCCTAGCCGCTGGAGGGTTGTCGCCAACCATCTCCAGAGCTAGAACTATATTTCTCGTCTGAGCCCTTGCTACACTGAACCGCCCTCCGTCCATGTTGTAGACACTCTGCACCGTGAGATCAGCTTTCGGCGGGCCGAGACCCGCGATGTCGTTGACACATACGCCGGTATCATAGGGCTTGCCGAGTTCGTATGTATACTCTTCCCCTGACGGGTTTTGGATAGAGACACCGCGGATCATCGGTCCTCCTTTACTTAGAGTTGAAGCTCAAGATCAGCTTCTCTAATTTGCCGAAGCTGATTCTGAGTGTTCCGGTAGATGGTCATAGCGTCCAGAGACTCTGGAGAATGATTGTGCTGCTCGAAGTGAACATTAGTCACTTTGGAAACTGGCTCTTCACTCTTGGTGGGCTCTGGTGGGGGTGCTTGTGTGCGACCGTATTCATACTGGGCGTTACGAGCATTGACAGGTATTGGGGTGGTCCCAAACACCGAACTCAATGTCTTTACGTCTTTACGGACATCATCGAGATTGAGTACCGGAGTGATTTCCGGGCGCATTGTCAAATCGATATCGTCGAAACTCATGCCCTTGAAGCACTCATTGACCGCATCGACAAGTTCTTGAGAAACTCCGTTGACGGTATCCTGGGCGCCGGGTGCACCGTCCTCGAAGCCCTTACTGAAGCCCTGGATGGCGTAACCGCCGATCTCGGCAAAGACCCTCGAGGGGGATTTGATACCAAGGACCCCCTTGACCCCGTTGACGATTCCACCAAAGAAATCTTCGACTTTGCGCTTGAACCATCCGGCAGCTCCGGTGATACCTTTCCAGATCCCGTCAACGATAGCCTTACCGATACCGAGGAGCACATCACGGATACCATTCAGCCCCGCGCCGACACCATCAACCAATGCCTTGAATATGGCCTTTACGAGACGTCCAATAGCCTCGAACAAGGTATTGTGGTTCTCATCGATTGCCTTCGCAAGACCATTGATGAATGCTATAGCGAATTTAAACGCTCCATCAATGATTTGACCGATGTTATCAGCAAGCGCTTTCAGGAAGTTATAAATCGCTTGTGATGCAACATCCACGATCTTACCAATGTTATCTCGCAGAGACGTAAGAAATGCCACGACGAGCTTGAGTGCAGTGTCCACGATCTTCGGAACGGTCCGAATGAGAGCGTCACACATTGACTCGATAGCCACCACCGCCAGCTCAATGAGCCGTGGGATGTTCTCAGTGATGGCGTTGATAAGCGCGCCAATGAGAGTCGCCATCGCGCCACGAATTGGCTCCTGGTTGTTGATGATGACTTCTGCTATTTTGACAAGTCCCATGCCCAACTGTTCCATCAGGTATGGAATCATCGAAATCAGGCTGGTTATTGCGGCAGTCAGCACCGACAGACCCGCAGCGCCAGACACACCGAGCATCCCTAGGCCAATTGCCAGAAGTGTTATACCAGCTCCAGCGATTGCCACCGCCGCTGCAAACCCCATCAGTGCAAGCGCAAGTCCAGTCATTGCTGGAATCACTGGCTCGAGAAGCTTCGCCGCCCCGCCAAGAATTGCAAGAGCTGCCACCAGAGCAATGATCCCGATTGTGACAGTAACCCACCCGGCAGCTCCGAGCAATAGGATAGTTGGCACAAGCATGCCGAGTGCGGTAGCTAGCAAAATCAAAGCCGCTGCGGCTCCCGGCTTAACCTTGGTCTTGGCCATGATCGCCAGTGCGAGAGACATCGACATAAGCATAACAGTCAATGCAGTTACACCAACTGTAACTTTGTCCACATCCATCTCGCCGAGGGTCTTGACTGCGTGTGCCACAGCCATAACACCCACCGCTACCAATGCGAAACCTGCGCCGCCGTAGAGAGCCTTCTTCTTGAGCCTCTCGAGGGTACCGCCTACCGCCAACATGACGATCATGAGCGAGATCAAACCCTGCTTGATCACATCGGGGTCCATTGTCCCGAAACGCTCCACCGCATCCGCTAGGCGCTCCATAGAGATCGCCAAAGCGAGAATCGCAAGTCCAGACTGGGCTGCTGCCTTACCATTTCCAGCTATCCGGATAAAGGCTCCGAGTGCCACGAGCAATGCAGTCACTGATATAAGCCCCTGGGTCAGAACTCCTAGGTCCATGCCGCCGAACTTCTCCACGGCCTTGACCATTATAAGAATCCCGAGAGCGAGAGCCGTGATGGCTACACCAGCCTCCATACTCATCTGAGAGTCGAAGTTCTCCACAAACGCCAAAACCAGTGTCAGTATGGCGGTAAATGCAATCATTCCCTTGGCCAGAGCTCCGAGCTTCATATTGCCAAGAACCTTGACTGACTCTGCTAGAACCCGGATTGCAACTCCAAATATGACAAGTGCCGCCGCCCCAGTCACCATACCTTTGGTGTTTCGGACCATGTCCTTCATTACCTTGGTCAGGGCCTTTAGCAGCAATTTCGTCGCCAGAAGTCCCTTGGTAAGCGTCCACCAGTCCAGCTCGCCCATCTTTCGGACTGCCCCAGCCAGAATGGTTATAGCCGTAGCCATGAGAATCATTCCGACTGCTGCTTGGGCGAGTCCGCCAAGGCCATTGTCCTTGTTGAACTTGCTATACCAGGCCATCATGCCGAATACTTCGGCCAGGAGCACAGATATCGCAGTAAGCCCGACAGTAAGCTTGACTGGGTCCACCATGGCGAGCAGGGCCACAGACGCTGCGAGTACGCCAAGTGCCGCGGCAATAAGCAGAAGCGTCCTAGCCTTCACCTCGCCCGTAAGTGCCTTGAGGTGGTCCTTGACCGCGTCCATTACCGCGCCGAACTTCTTGACGATGTCGCTGACTTCGCCGATTCCTTTCTTGACCTTCCTGGTCACACCGGCGAGATTGTGCACTAGCGCGATGAGCATAGCCCCGATACCAGCACCCATGGTCAGGTTGAGCGCCGCCAGAAACTGGTTCATACCCAGTTCCTTATCCCCGCTCTTGAAGAAGTTCGCTAGGTGGGCGCCAAACTCTTTGACCTTTTCCCACGCCTTCTGAAGCCACGCACCGATCTTTCCGGCAATACTCTGGACTTTCCCAGCAAAGGCTGAGACCCGCTCAAGGGTTTCATTCTTGAACCCTTCAGCTCCTTGAGCAGTATCGCTCCCAATCTTTGCGAGCTGCGCGTTGACCCCCTCGACTGTTTCTTGGGCCTTGGGAATTAGGTCGTCCTTCAGCGCAGCAAACTTGCCAGATGTCGACGTGAAGAACGCGCCAAGTGATTCAGCCACAGGAGCAAGCTTCTCCATCGCAGCTGTTCCAAAGTCTACGATCGCCTGCCGGGCTCCGCGTATCGCATTCATGAAGACATCGCCCTCACGAATACTGTTACGAAGATTGGTAACCCAGTCGGCAAGGCCTGCGATCCACTCAAGGATGCCGCCGTGGCCCTTTGGCAACAGGTCAATTATCTCACGAAGGAAGGCCCCAAAAGCCTGGCCAACTGCGCCCACAAGATCGCTGACTATGCCAAGAATGGAGAATAGTCCTGTAAATATGCGCTGGAGCTTTGCAGCGGTCTCGCCGCTGGGCTTCAGCTTTGACGTGAGGTACTCGAGCGCCTTGGATATGCCGGCCAGTGCCTCTCCCGCTTTGGCAGGTGGAAACACGGTCTGCCAAGCATTCTGGATCGGGCCAAGAATATTCCCGATACCCTCCAGGATATTCTTGAGGGTCTGGACCATGGCAGTCCGTCCCCCAGCATCCTTCCATGTCTGAAGCATCAGATTTCGAGCATTACTCATCCCGTCAATCACAGGGGAGAAGTAATTATTGAGCCAGGTGAAAAGCTCCTTGGCTTCCTCGAAGTCGCCCAAAATGATCCGGAACGATTGCGCCCACCCTGATCCAACAGCTTCTTTCAGCGTGTCAAACAGCTGCGTGACCGTCTTGACCTCGGTTGCAGCTTTGAATGCCGTCTGCCCGAGCTTCTCATAGTACTCTGCCTGTGACTCTGTAAAGCCTTTGGCCATCAAGTCGGCCTTGGTCATGGATCCAGTCATGACGTCCAACGCCTGGGTAAGAACATCCGAAGAAAGCCAGCCACTCTTCAAGGAATCTCGGAAAGACCCATTCTTGAACAGGTCTTTTGACTTCTTGTCAAGTTTGTCGACTGCCCCCATAGCAAGAGCAGTATCTTTCAGAAGATTCTGGAACTGTTCGCCGCCCATCCCGGCGTTGACTACTGAGTTCCAGTCCTGAAGGCCTACGCGGCCTGCGGCCAACGCCTGCGAAAGCTGGTACATTGCCGTCGAAGCTTGCTGGCTGTTCGACCCAGAAAGGGCTGCCAGGTTGGCGATGCCCTTGATGGCTTTTGTTGCTGGCTCAAGCTTGACACCGGCCGCAGTGAACGTGCCGATGTTCTTGGTCATCTCGGTGAAGTTGTAGATGGTTTTATCGGCATACGTGTTCAGATCGTCCAGATATTTATTGACTGTCTGGACATTCGTGCCTTCCTTCAGGGTGTTCGCCAGAATTGTCTGGACCGCGCCCATCTGAGTCTCGTACTCCCGAAAACCATCCATGATGGGGTCGAGAGTCAGCGCCTTGAGAATTCGACCGCCGGCGTCAATTGCCTTGTTGGTTACATTCGTGAGTGCGGTGATCGCTACGACATCAAGCGCACTGAACTTTTCCTTGATACTGTCGAGCGCCCCACGAATGCCTTCCATTTTGACATTACCGAGCTTGTCTGCTGACGCAGCTGCCTTGTCAAAGTTCAGGGACTGATTGAACTTGGCCAGAGACGCACTGGTCTGTGCGATGCCTTGCTCAAACTGCTTGTTGTCGAACTTCATCGCGACTACACGGTCTTCAATCTTACTCAACTGACGACACCACCTTCCAGACGTCTTCCGCTATACGGTTCATGATCGGCTGAATTGCCGGATTGATGTAATCGCGCCCTTTCACATACCCGCCAGTCCCGGTACCATGCCCGTACTGGAGAATCACCGCGATAGGCACCCCTTGGACCACGTTGGTGTTGGTCCACACGATTGAGTAAGTCTTCCCTGACTGCTTGACCTCGTATCCCCAGGCCCCAGCGGTCTTTCCAGAGTCCTTGGGAGTAGCCGCGGACAAAGCATCCACGCCCATGGACCCATATGCTTTGAGTCTCTCGATGATGTTGGGGCGAGCGAGTTTCGCCAGGAACTTCTGAGTTTTACTGAAGTCCCCTTTCGAGGTTACATATAGCACTAGCTAGAACCCCCTTTTAGCGGCCTCCGCTCGTCGCTTGGCATTGATCTCCCGATACTGCCGAGCGACCTCGTCTTGTGAAAGTTTCTTCTTGCTTGGATTGTTATTGATGGAACAAACCCGAATCAGCGTTATCAGTCGATTAAGATTCCATCGCTCGCACTCGAATGGTATCTGGAGAGTGACCATCCAGGAGTATATAAGTTCCGACGTGATAATCTGAGAACTTGTCCCGTTACCGCTAGAGTTGATTGTCGTTGCAGTATGTGGGTTCTCGAGATACGCCTGGAGCTTCTCCAGATGCTCATCCCGAAGTCCAGCGAGGTCAACTCGTGTGATGGGAAGCTCCGACATACAAATGATGTAGTCCATTAGCTCGTCATCCGTCAAATCCTTGACGTTGACGAATGGTTTACAATGTTCGGACTCCCATTTTGACAGAGAGAGCAGCGAATGCTCCAGCCGAATGGTCACTGCCGGAGTGATGATGAATCGGCTTGTCTCTTCATTGAATAGTCTGCCCCCGGAAATCTCTAGCTGGAGCAACGCCGCCACCTCCTTTCAGTTACTGAAGAAGCGTCTTGATCTCATCTGGCAGGAGGATCTTCGGCTCAGTACCGGTACCCGAGTCACCCTTGCCGTACAGTGCCTCCTCCAGCTTGGTCCACTTGTCCTGCTCGACCTCGGTAGAGCGGATGACCACATGCGCCGTCGGCTTCATACCCGTAACATTGACCGGTTCGGTGTCGAAGCTCCAAGACAGAGCCGCAGGTTCGGGCGACTCATTGATGGTCTCACGATCCTTGGACGACGGGGACGCAGTGGCGCCATAGACCAGGTGAATCTCGACACCGTGATCGGTGCCATCTGTATCGTTACCGATCAAAGTACGATAACAGAGCCCGAACTTCTTGCGCGTCTGCTGGGTGGCCAGAACACCCTTGGTGATCTCGCCCATGCCGTCGCACTGATCAAACTCCTTGGGGGAGTAGAACGCCTCGATCGTGCCCTTGAAAGTCTCGGTCGAGATGATGTTCGCGTACACCCGGTTGTCGGCATACTTCTTGTTGGATTCGGCTCCCTCGGGGCTTTCCGTCACCTTGGTCAGGCCAGACCAGGCGATTCCGTCCTGATACTTACCGCCTTCGCCCATGACGTACAGCACGCCACGGTCAACGCCAACACTGTAGAGTCGCTTGGTGTTTTCGTCCCACTTCAGTGCACCCTTGGCCATCAGGCCTCCTTCCTATCGGTGCAAATATACAACATCGTGATAGATGTTGTTGCTGACATAATGCCTGGCGAAATCTGCGCCAGGCAAACATGCTATTTTCTCCGACAGGTCGCTGTCGGGGTCTTGGTACATGACAATGACTTGATACCTGGTGTTGACCAGGTATGCTATATTGTCGGCCCGTACCGGGCGGATGTCCTGCTTGTAATACACGATACATGGGTAGGACATCTTAACAGTGGGCGGGGGTTGAAAGTATACCTTGTCAGTTCCGAGTATACCTTTCAACTCTCGGTGAAGATCAAGCCGGCGGTTCATTGTACACCTTCCCAATCGTCAACTCGAGTCGCGGATACACGAGCTCTGCGTAGGACACTTTCCATTTCGCCCCCGCCCACGTTACATACCTGATGGCGGCAAAGTCATCTTTCAGAATTCTCGGGAGCATGACTGAGATGGTATTGGACAGTACGAGATCATCATTGAGTGTTTCGCTACCGTCAAACCGACGGGCGCACCGCTTGATGTCGCCTCGTGCATATACTTCCTCCACCTTCTCGACCCATACACCGGGGGCTTTCTCCACCGTAGTGACATAGCCTATCTTTCCGCTAAACTTTGCCATTTTGACCTTTCTTAGGCCTGAGCCATCTCCAGGACCATCGCCGAACCCGGACGGACCAGCGCGCCAGACATACGAGTCTCCAACAGGTACTTCTCCTGGTTGAAGTCCAGGTCGAAGTCGTCGAAGAAAGAGATCTGACCGCCCTTGTTGGTGCCCGTGGTGTAGTCCTGAAGATTGACCACGATCGCCTTGAGGTCATACTTCTTGGTATCGACCTCGCGCTCCAACTTCTCCATGACAGGGACGCGGACGATCTTGGAAACCCCGATGGCAGACGCCAGAGCTGCTTCCGTCTCATACAGCCGGCGACCGATCTGGTCCTTCTGAAGCAGCAGGTCCGTGACGAACTTGCTCGGGGCATACATGGTCGGATTGCCCGATCCACGGTAGTCATCCAGCCCACGAATCATCGCCTCGACGCAAGCATCAGGCTTGGCGTCCTTATCGACCTGAACCTTGTACGAGTACAACTCGTCGTCTTTCCAGATCGGACGAATGTTCTCTTCCTTGATCTTGTCGTCGTCCGTAACCTGCCGGCCGTCCCCGACCAGAATCGCCCTGGCGATTTCCTCGTCCAGCATCAAACGCATCTCGCCCTTGATCCAGGCGACCACATCGAAGTCCGTGATGTCCAGAATGTCATCCCGGTCCAACTTCTGCTTCTTGTAGATGGTCTGTGGATGCGTGATCCGGTGCAGAAGAGTGAAGACTTCGTCCTTCTTCTTGGTTCCGGTCTTGTAACCCTTCGCTCGAGCATTGTCGGCGGTAATGTCTGCCAGGATCGTCTTGATCTTGGTAAAAGGCGCATGGCGGGTGCCGTTCAGAACGCCGGCAACCCACTCCATCCGACGTGAGATGAACTCAGGGGTATTCCACAGCGTCTTGGCGTCAGGGAACAGAGTGTTGATGTCCTTGATTCCGTAGTCGTTGGCGTGGGCCAAGAACGACTCCGAAAGCTTGATGTGACGGTCCTGTGCAGACTTCATGACTGTCATGAACTGGTCATGGGTCAGCGTCTGCGACGGAGCCTGGGTCGCGCCCCCCTGGAAGATGTTGTGGGTCAAAGTAGATCCTTCCTGTGGTTTGTCAGCGGAGTGCTCCGCTTTGTCAGAGGACTCTTCCGACTTCTTTTCGGCAGGGCCGGAGTCTTCCAAGGCCTGAGTGACGAGATAGGCAACAGCATTCTGCTGCTTCTCAGTCATACTGTCAACGATGTCCTGAATGGTTTCGTCATCATCGTCCGAGTCTGACGAGTCCTCGGCTTCGCCGTGTGTTAGCAGCTCACCAAACTGGATAATGGCAGCATCCTCCACCTCATCGGAGAATCCGTCCCCATGAGTGATGTACACTGCATCGATCTTCGCCTCGCGATTAGCACCAGCAAGCACCAAGCTCACCTCTCGGATGTTACCGAAAGTAACCGTCGTACCATCATGGCGCAGGTCATTGGCGAAGATGGAGAGCGAGTTCAGATCCCCATGTTTCACCTGCTTGCCCAGGTTCTGGGCAGCCATGGTATCATTGAGTGAGCACTCTGCATACATTCCGTCATTACGGCTATGGAGAAGTGCATGACCAACGATGTTCGTGGGGTCCTTGTGGTCGTGCCCATACAGGAGCGGCACCTTGTGGTTGTCCTGATGGGCGAATGCTCCCTGGCCGATGATCCGACCGTCCGAGCACAGAACGCCGCTCTTGGTGGCGTATCCTGAAAAGTCAACTTTCATTTTGAAGGCCGACTCCTTCCTGTAAGGACGGCTCGTCGGCCGTCGTGTTTGTGTCCTCAACCGGCATGTTCGGATTTCGAGGAACGTCCGCTTCAGGGGCCGCTACAGGCGGCAGCCCTATTGCAGCACGCATTTCGTTCGTACTCATGACTTCATTACGAATCAGTTTGTCTGCGAGATCCGCCAATGTTGGAAGTGATGCTAGCGCAAACGGATCACGGAATGCCTGAATATCTTGAAGCTGAGTTCGAGCAGTCTGCGTGAGGAACTTTCGGCGAAGCTCGGCCGTTACCGCAAGTGTGATTGGTTTGACCACCCTGGCGTAGTAATTCGCCATAGCTTCTGGCGGGGCAGTACCGTTGACAATCTCCTCAGTCAGTGCAAGCTCGGTGTAAAGCCGCTTGGTGAGATACTCGATCTGCGCAAGGAGCGTGTTCTCAGCGGGACGGTTGAGTTGGGTGATCTTCTCTGTCCCGTCGATGTATGCTACTCCGTACTGTGCCCCCTTGAGCTGCTGTTCGATGTCGGTTCTGCGGCGCTCCGCCTCGGCCCGCTTGGCATCGGACTTGAGCGCATATGGAAGCTGAATGATGATGTCGAGTTTGTTTGCCCGAGCTTCCTCATCCGCCAAATCAAGAAGATTTAGCTTCCTCATCAATCTCGCGAATGTGCCGGACGGCTCATTCATGATCGTGTAGAGCGGCGACTCAACAATTGCGCAGATCTTCTTCGGGAGTGCCACCTCCTCGATCAGACCTGTGTTCTCGTTGTACAGCTTTACCTTGACTGTATCCGGCCACCATTCAGTAACCTCCCCGACCCGAAGGTTCTTGATGTTGTACGAATCCGAAACTAGCGGGTTGTAGTCGGTTTCGACCGGGACAATTGCCGCTACTCCGACATTGAGAATTGTCTGATAAATATCCTGCCGGAACGCCGCACCACTCTGATCGATATTGGCAGAAACAGTCAGACATCGCTGAAGAGTGGAATCCATGGCCTGAACGTACCGCCCTTTGGCATCGGTTCGAATGTGCTGGATTACAGCTTCGGCACAATCCATCGCGATTCGAGTCCGTACCGATGCAAGTGTCGAACGATCCGCTCCACCACTGTAATGAATCGCATATGGCCGGGCGGCGTAAGAGAACCCTCGGCCTGATGGAGCTTCTCGGCGAGTGAAGGCGTTCCACGCATGGGCCAGTCTAGAAAGCAATCCCATTTTGACCTCCTTTCACTCGAAGTCCTCCTTGTGGAGTTTGAAAGCGACGTAAGCATCCATCATCGCCGCCACACAGTCGATCTTGGCCTCGTTCCGGCGCTTGGTCAGCTTTCGGTTGGCGTTTGTATCCTCCATGGTCACTGTGTTTCCCATGCAGAAAGACATTATCGCCTCATCAAAGATCAACTCGCGCTTTTCGGCAAACTTCTTGAGTTCGCCAAGAGGGACCGACTCAGTTCTCGCTCCCTGAATAACTGTCTCAATTGCGTAGGGGCCATAGTCCCGCTCCCATTTGGCTACAAACTCTTTGGCGTTGAATGGATCGAACCCAAATGAGCGGACATCATACTCTCGCTCCTCGATGTGTTTCTCGAGGTCGTCATAAACGGTTCCTGCGACATCAAGCACAGTCCCCGGCATAACGATCAACGTGCCCTCTTGTATGAACTCATCATACTTTGACCTGATTGAGGCATGTAGCTTGTCCAGGGTATATTGAGTGATATATGCCCTGGTTTTTACACCAAAAGATCCGTCCGCCAATGGGAACAAGAACGTGAAAGCGCAGAAGTCATCACCGCGTGACAAGTCCGCCCCTAGCGAGCAGGGCATCTTCCAGAAGTCATGCGGTCTGTGCGGTAGCGTTTCCTCATACGTGAAGAAGTATGTGAACCCCTCGAGTGGCAGTCCAAACCTTTTGGCGAGAATATCATTGCGTGCCGCCGGAGAAGCCTCCGCACGTTCCACATCCTCATAGTACGTTTCGTACGAAACGGTTATACCAATGGTCGGCTGGGCCTTTACCCACCTAGACGGGTCCGCGACCTCGGATACGGAGTCGAGCTTGTAGTGCCAAATGGACACATGTGGTTGGTAGCTTTCGCCTCGAAGGATCTTCTGGAGTTCCATTTTGACGGCATCACCCGACCCATTCCGGACCGTACCCTCGGATGAGATGGCGATGATCGCATAGCCTTTGTTCTTCGATGCTCCTTGCTCGATAGCGCCGACAACGTCTTCTCGAACATCCCCCGACAACCACTCGTCGACCGAGTTGTACTTGCTCCGAAGACCTTGGAGCTTGTCAATGGTCATGGGGCGAATCTCGAGGAGAGACCCCGTGAGTAGATTCTCGATACCCTTCTTGGTGGAGACGAGCTGCTGGCGCAAGGCCCGACTCCCAGTGGTGTTCTGAAGCGATCCATAAGTGAGCATCTTGAAGAGAGGCCCACGATGCCGGGTAATGGCGGTTTTGATCGGCGACATCACCTCAACTGCCTGTGGCATTGTGGGGGCGGTTGTTACCTGATGGGTTGTAGCCGTGTCCATCGTCAGCCAATAGATCTGCCAGAATGCAGCATACATCGACTTAGCGGCGCCTCGTGCTACTATGATGTACTGCTTCTTGGTCAATCGTTCCTTGACCAGTTGAGTCTTATGGTGCCCGCCGATACCATCCTCGTTCGGGATGTATACAGAGCGTTCGACAAACCGATACCATCCCCATAGCTGCTCACCCCAGAGCTTGAATGTATCGAGAAGCTCGACATCCTCGCCGTTGGTGAGTGTCAGCTCATTCTCGCAGAACCGAATCCAACCATCGATGGCCTCGTCGTCGTAATACATGTCTGGGTCATCGATCAGTGCATCGATCCGGTTCATCTCCATTGAGAGTTCCTTACAGACTGGAATCTCTCCACGAAGGACTTTGCCACGAAACTCGCCGTAGTACTTTGGTACCGCGGTGTTTGATAGCATTTTGACCTTTCACCGGAGCTTGATCCGCTTGAAGGTCACCCCCGCAATTGAGGGTCGCCCATCTTCATCCACAGTATAAGTTGGCTCCCGGTACGCAACCGTTTCGCCATTCCGAACGTAGCTTTCGGACTTCTGTTTTGCCTTGAAGTTGCCCCACGATTCCTTGATCTTGCTGTAAGCTTTTCCAGCGTTAGCCCCACCGCTTGACGAGGAATTTGCCTGGGGTGTGGGGCTCGGCGCTTTTGGGGCTTTTGCCGCTTTGGGAGTGGGCGCCTTTGGTGACTGTTTCGGCTGAGTGGAAGTCTTAACGGACTCGCGGCTCACCTTGGCCTTCTCGCGGGCTTTCGACACTCCAGTCAGATAATTACGAGCGCTAGAAACGAGCATCTGTGAAGCATTGCTAGCGATGGCATCTTGCAGGTTGCTGGAAAGTTTAGCCCCAAGACCTTTGAGCCATTTCTTTCCAGGAGACATCTTTGGAGCAGTCAGTTCTGCATACTGCTGATCCAATCGCATTCTGTTGATTGTATCCTGAAGCTGCTTATCCGTGAGATGCGCCGTATTAGGCCGGCGTACGAGCCCCCCCGAACTCCTGCCGACCGTACTGGGGTCCGGCATTCCTGTATTTGGGTTGTTGGACTTTTTAGGCCCAAGGCTGCTCGGATCGAGCATCCCGATGTTCTCGTTTTTACGCCGAGCAAGCTCGTTTACTGCGCTCGTATCGACCCGAGACTGTCGCTTTTTTCGCACACCCCACTTCATCCCCTTGACGCCGTGATGTGCAAGAAACGTTTCTATGTCCGTTCCCACTTATCCACCCCTCCTTCGAATCTCTCGTAGTGGTATATGATTCGATGCTGTAGTTCAGTCAAGCGCTTCTCAATCGGAGTGACCAGAAACGCATTCTGCGGCGGATCAAACGCCATCTTGGTTCGGAGGCATACGTACTCCTTGATATGCGGTGATCGATTCGTACCCAGAGCCGTCCACTCGAGATTTTGATCCATCTCTACAGTACTAGGCATGCCGAGCTGTACAAGGTCGGCCAAGGCCATCTCGATCATCGGGACCAATTGCTTATCATAGTCCCAAAAGTTCCATGGTATGTTCAGATACTCTTTAACATCAGCCAATATGGTCATGCCGCCTCTTTCCCCATAACAAAGTATCCCCCGGCATTCTCTCGACGTGCGGCTTAGGTAGAAGTCCCACGTCCCCGAAGTGAATTGCCTCGTGGGTCATCATCGAGACCGAGATAAGATACTCCGGATCAAGGATTGTGATCTCTCCGTCTTTTAGCATCTGAACATCCATTGGGTTCATGTGATGAACATAGATCTTCCCTTTGATCGGGTAGTCTCGATGCCCCATGTCGAACCCTTGGTCGCGAGCGATGACTTCTTCACGCACTGACTTCCACTCCGAGCTTGCATAGAAGCGCTGATTGAGCCACCGGTCACCACCAAAGGTGCGCTCGCCAGGACGCTGATTACCGATTCGCAGATACTTGTACCGATCGAAATAATCATCCAAGTGGTTGAGCTTGGTGAATGTGCGCCTAGTCAGAGGATCGGTAGCTCCGCATGGCTTCGATAGCCTTGGCATACATCTCATCCAATCTTTCATTGGCCTCAAGGGCCCTGGTTTTGGCTTCTCGCTCCGCTGTATCAGCCTTGATCCGAGCCAACTCGACCTCGTTACGCACAGTTGCGAGTTTGAGGTAGTGGTTGACAATGGAAAGCGGAGGATTATCTCCTCGTAGGAGCTCCTCCGCCTTGTCCATCGCCAGTGCAATCATGGTTTGCTCTCGAGCTTCCCGGGTCAGGGCCGGTCGAGACGACTTTCGGCGGCTCGCCATGGTGTTTCCTTTCCCTTTCGCCCGGTTTCAAGCCGGAAAATATGCCCTCCGGGGCATTTTTTGGGTGGCCGTCGAAGCAGTAGGGGGGTCTTTAATTTGCGACCCCCCCCCTCCCACATCAATCAAACATAGATTGCTTGTGATTCACGAACAATTTTGATGTATGGAATGAGTGGATTGAGTTCAATGATTTCATCGATCGCTTCGCTCATAGCTATTTGATTGTCCGAATCAGAAAGTTCTTCTGAAGTTCTAGCAATCCTTGCCACGTAGGCGGCCGTGTGGTAGCCCATACTAGTGTCATAGTTCCACCATTCGACGAACTGATCCAAAGGATCGTATGGGTTGTCGGCCGTGGTCAGGGCGACGTCCATTACTTCCCTCCTTCCAGTAGGTCTTGGATGAACGATACCGACACGCCTAGAGCATCCGCCACATCACCCTGTGTATAGCCTGCATCCAGTAGTGCCTTGGCACGGGCGCGCTGTGCTGGCGAGATGGTACGCACTCCGCGTGGTGTTGCCAACTGTTTTATACGTTCCATGTCTGTATTGTTCATCAACTTCTCAAGGAACGTATGCGACACCGCTCCGGCCTGGATGGCTTCCCATTCCTTGTCTGTGATGTGTACCGCAGACTTGGCCTTACTCGCTCCGAACCGTGCCCGGGCTTGTGCAAGGGCCTGGTTTTTAAGCCTTTTGACTTCGTCTTTATCCATGTCTGGATTAGACGATTTCTTTTGCTTAACAACATAACCAGCATAGAGCTGCGCCTGCCGTTCCCTGGGTGCGTTCTTGAGGGCTACCTCCAGTTTTGCACGTAGGGACTTGAGTTCTTTGGCGTACACTCTCTTAGCAGAGGGGCTTTGTTTATGTGATGGTGTGTTAATCATTGCAAGGCGGGCCTTATTGGCAAGAGCCTTCATGTTGTTGGCGTACGCCGCATAGACTCGTTCAGTCGGGGTATTCTTCTCCGATACCAAAGTCCGAGCGTCTTTTGTCAACATCATGTTGGGCATCTTGGTGAGGTTTTGAGTCTCGACCCACTTTACAATGTCACCATTCTTATTCTTGACAGGCTTGTGATAAGTGGCGCCGGTAGGCTCATATACCAACTCGCCAGTCTTCTTATCAATGGGGCCACCCTTCGACATTGCTCGGGGCTTGATCTGTGGAATGCGACGATCACCCGTAGATCTTGAGATGATGGTCGCTGCACCACCGCCAGCTTTTTGGTACTTCTCTTGGAGCTGTTTGATACCATTGTCTCTTTCACTGAGACGGTAATCAAGCTTATGCTTATGGGCATCAATTACGGTCATCGAGTGCCGAACTGCTCTGGCAAGTTCTGCTGGGGTGGCTCCTTTGACTGTCATATCAGTAATCAGATTCGAAATCCGTCCCATCTGATTCCCGGTTTCACCCTTAGACATGACTTTCATGCCTTTGTATCCAGGGTATGAAATCTTTGGATCGTAGTTCTTTAGACCACTGAGGGCTGGAGCAGTTCGAACCTTGCCGTCATTGTTAGGTATACATACCGCGGTATCACCATCAAAGTCTGCCCCAGACAGTCTTTCAGCTACCTTGGGGTGAATACCGACAGCATCCTTGGCCATTCCGATGAGCTTCTTCCCAATGGCCGACTTGTTGTTCACTGTGAGTGTTGGGATCTCGAAGATTCCACCATGTGGGTACCGAACAAGACTAACCTTTTCCCCATGCTTGAAGTTGGGCGCATAAATCTCGCCTTCCTTCAACTTAGGAAGTGGGAGTAAGACCTGCGTTGCTTGACGAGGCAGCTTGGCAGCTTTGAGATGGGTAGCGGCGGAATCGCAACTGTCTGCGAACTCTTGGAGAAGCTTCTTCCTAACCGCGGGGTTGGTCAACTTCTGAATCTCATCGAATTGAGCCTTCTTCGAGGCTTCGGTGATTCCAAGTTGTTTTTTAACCAACACCGGGCTTTGCTTCGACAAGAACTGGCTCGCCAAGTTCCGAGACCAATCGTTCCACGTGCCCTCTTCGTTTACAATGTTGAGTGCAGAGACTTTCCTCTTACCGTCTTTACCCACATAGTACTTTGGGTGCACCGTAGCGCCAAACGGGTTGTCCGGGTCATCCTTGAGCTCCTTCATCGCGTCAAGCTTGTTAGAACTCTTCGGTTTGTTGGTATTGAAGCGCATATCGATCCCCTTAGGGAGATCATCGGCATACATAGCCATGCCCTTGAGGTAATGGGTATTGTTGACCTTTATACGGACCTGGGCATATTTGGCGCCACCCAGTGAGATGTCATCTACTCCTCGTCGGAGCTCAATGACGCCATCCCGGTCAGTGCCGCCTTCCTCTTTCCAGCGAACCTGAACTCGTTTGAGGTCGACATTCACCGGCTTTTCCGACATGCCAAGGAACGTGTGCCCCTTGTCCGTAGAGTAAGAGTACACAGAACCCAATTTGTGAGCATTCGCGGCAAACTCCTGATACGTCATCCCTGGGGGCACGAGCGCCTTGATGCTTGTTTCTTTACCAGTACCCAGCTGCTCGGCCTTGGTGTAGTACACCTTGTAGCCTTGGGCCTGAAGCTGTGCCACAGCAGCATTGAGTTTTTCTCTCGAAATACCCATGTAAGCTTCGACGCCCGTACCGATATCGATTGGGCCTTTCTTGGCCACCGCCTCGGTCAAAGTCTTCTGTGTGGCCTCCAGTACTCCCCTTTTGGCGTCAGCAGCAGGCTTCAGCAATGCTCGGACACTGGACTCGTTAAGTCCCATCCTCTCGCCAATGGCGACGTTTGATAGCCCCTTCTCCTTGAGTCGCACAGCCTCTGCTACTTTCGCAGCCTTGACAGATTCGAGTGCAGCGGTTTTCATAGCCCGAAGTTCGCCCGTGCTCATCCCATGAAATGTGGCGATCTCTTTCTCGGACATACCAGACTTGCGCATGTCATTGACTGCCTGGAGGAACCCGGCCTCGTGTTGGTAAGGTTCTTCTCCGGATCCCCACGGATAGCGACCAGACTTACGCTTTACGCCAATATGGGCCAACGACTCAGTCATCTCTCACCACCCAGTCATCAATCATACTCGATGCTTGCTTCATCCAGCCCATGATGTGGGCTATATCTGACGGTTCCGGCACATGAATGACAATCTCATCGTTCTGGTATATACGAAGTTCCATGTCGATCTTGCCCGGTTTGTAGTCGTACTCCAAGCAAAACAGCGCAGCATAGACCTCCAGCTGTCGTACGTTTGCTGGATGCGCGCCCGTCTTGAGATCATGGATTCGGAGCTTCTGATTTCGGAAACAGATAGCGTCAGCTGTGCCATAGGCCCATGGCGAATAATACAGAATCACTTCCGGGTCCATTCGGAAGCCTATAGCATCATTGACATAACTCTGGAATGTCTGTTTGGTTCTAGCTTGCTTGATCCTGTGTCGGATCAGCTGTGCAGCCAGTGCATGCAGCTCTGTACCCCTCTGAGCGGCCTTGTGCGCCTCGTAGGCGGCCTTAAGCTTCTCTGGAGTATAATTTACCCAGCTTGATTTCGAGGCGCTCAGAAAGGCGTGTGAACCCTCAAGCGCCGAATGCCTGTTGAATTTCATTGAGGACTTGCTCCTCATTCTCGGGATAGACGAACGATGCGTAGGACCAGTCGTTCAGCATACCTACATACCATTCCTGGTTCGGTTGCCGTACAGCGGTCTTGGAGCGCTTGAACTCCAGGAAAGCCCAGCGGTCCTGCCATATGACAAGACGATCTGGAATTCCCTGGAGCTGCGCGGACTGCCCTTTCAGGATAATACACCCCGGAAAGATGCGGGCCAGCTTCTTGCAGAAAGCCCGCTCGAAGGCAGTCTCCTTCATGACTACTTGGCGGCCAAGGTGTCGAGCCGAGCAATCACGGTGTCGAGCTTGTCCTCGAGCGCCTGAATACGCTCTGGAACGACGACGCCAGCCTGAGCGAGCATCTGTCCGGCGGTGCGCTCACCAAAAGTCGCCCCCCAGGTATGCTGGGCTGCACGATCAGCAGTGCTCTCGATATCCGCGGCCTCTCGGAGCATCTGTCCTGCGGTTCGCCGGCCAAACGTAGCCGACCAAGTGTTCTGTGCTGCAAGGTCGCCAGTCTTGGCCATTTCCTCATAAGTCAATGGCATAGTCGCCTCCAATTCGTTCTTGAGCATTTGAATGCCCTCTTGAGCAGTAACCCAGCGTTCCGGGTTGAGATAAGCGTAGCGATCAGCCCGATCATTCGTGAGGGCGTTTCTTCCGCGCTTGACAGACCTGATCTGCCAATAACACCCATCCTCCACACCCCCACCAGAGTCCAACGCGGAGTGGATGTGGGGATCGAACCCGTCGCGATCGTCTCGCACAAATGTAGCAGATGCTCCAAACTTCCTCGAAGTTCGGACGACAATCATCTGCTGATCGGGAGTAAGGCGGTATGTATCATAGTCCAAGGCATAACCATAACGATGAGTCGCCCCCGACCGTGAGCCATTCCCCCACGCCTGGACGACTGCGAGGTCGATGTCTGGGTACTGGCGTTTCATGTACTGCTTGTAAAGCAGGTACCACTCCGCACCGAGCTCGGACATGTAGGCGGGTTCTCCCTGATAGTCGAGCCCGATACTAACTCGACTCATTAGACCTCCTTCAGGTTCGACGGAAAAATATGAGGTGTGCTTGTATGAGAGGGCAAGCACGGGAGAACACGTCTGTAAATTACAAACATCTTACTCCCTCTCATTATAACCGTTGTTTGCGATGCGAGGCTTACGGGCGCCACGCTGGAACTTGAGAATCGTTCTCATTTAGGGCCAAAACAGGCCTGTGGACCACTTTTTGGCAAAACCCCCTTTTTTGGCGGAGGGTAAAAATTTACCTTATTTTTACTATTTTTTTACTTCTATAGTAAAAAGGGGGTATATAGTAAAAACTGGTCCATTTCAAGTAAAAGCCCTAGTCAGAGCCCACTTCGAGTGGACCACCTGGGTGGTCCATGGACCACTTTTTTGGTCCAAGGTTAACAAAAGGTTAACAAAAGGTTAACGACGTGTTTACCATGGACCACTTTTTCTGGTCCGTGGACCACCTGGGTGGTCCGTTTCCAAGTTGGAAACTAACTCCGATTTTTGGCGAAAATTGACTCCGAAAACGCCCGTTTTTGGCGTATCGCGGAGGCCACAGCGCGGTCGATTGGGGCATCGCTTCGGATGTGATAATACCACAAATCTGTGAACGGAGTGTTCATTCGATCGATCCTTCCGGCGGCTTGTTCCATGACTTTGTACGAGTAATTGTCACTGAAGAACACCACCGTATCACAAGTCACACAGTTCCATCCCTCAGCTCCAGCAGTGTATTGTACAAGGTAAACCCACTGCTCAGTCTCCGGAATCGGCTCATGTTTGTGACCATTCCATTCAGCAAACGTTATCTCAAGCCGTGCAAGAGCCCCCCTCAAGATCTCGAGTTCCCAGTCATAATTGTAGAATACTATGACCCTCCCGCGCTTTTCCACCACGTCCATAAGGTGCCGAATCTTAGACGAGTCCCTCCCGACCACTTTTCTAAGTAGCCCACAGAGCTCGCCTGCATTTTTAATGGGCGCTTGAGTCTCCGGGTTCCATCTTTTCTTGTGGATCTCGAAATATTCTGAGACGTCGTAGGAGGCCCTCAGACGCTCTGTATGGCGCTCTGTGTGCTTCTCTATGGGAATAGTCACGAGAAGCCGTCTCCGTAGAACCTCGAGCTTCCTGAGGCCCAAATAGCGGTCCACCAGGCGGTAATTTCGGAAGTTCTTCCACGAAACATGCTCATGTTCGAATTCCGTCTTATTTCGGTAGAATCCATTGGCCACAAAAACCGGGATATAATCATGCCATTTGTCCCCAGGGGTGGCACTAAGCAGAATCCACCGGTTGTTTCGGGCGATTTTGTAGAACGATCGCACCCAAGTGCCAGACCCTACAAGCCGTTGTTCATCAAAAATGAAGAACGCGCGCTCAACATCCGTGTATTTCTTGATGTTGTTCCAACTATCAACAGTCACGCAAATTCGAGTTTTGTCAGACGTATTTTGAGCGAGCCCAAAATCCGCAAGCTCTTTTTCCCACTCGAGGCTGTCTCGTTTTCGCGCTGTCGTAATTATGTACAGGTCTACAGGATACTCTGCCCGCCGATACTCACCCTCGCCATTCACTTTCACTCTGCCGCCACAAATTCGACAAAAGAAAAAGAATAGTGAGGTTCGCGACTTCCCAGTGCCGACCCCACCACACAGGATGGAGCCGGACACCAGGGAGTTCGCAGCTTTGAGTTGAGCGGGTCTCAACTCAATATTCATTTACTTCTTTCGATATAGACTTTCAAAGAAGTCGGCTGTCATCCAATAATCCATATACTTGTATGTGACACCAGACTTTGTTTTGTATTCTGGATCCGCAAGACTGGCCTCCACCTCTTTGGTGGGAATACCATTCAGACGGAAAACGTCATACGACGTCAGGTAGTGCTCACCATCGGATGCCTCAATCGGCTTGTACAGAAGCGCCATTATCTTGTCTCCTCGTAGTCGGCATATGCTTCAGCCAGTGGGTCTTCCTCCGCGACGAAGTACATCGTGTCCAGAGCGGCTTTCACCCCAGTCTTCCCTGCAAGCTCCCAGTTGTAATACCGGAAGCGGAGATCGATCTTGAGAGGCCTAAGCTTGTCGAGCAGACCGATGGTGTCCTTGTTCAGCAAGGTCTTGAGCCGGCCCTGAACAAGGTATACGGTCGGCGGGAACTTCGACTCCATCCGCACTGCGATCTTCAGACGGAACTGCTCATCCTCATCTTCAGTACGAGGCGGCTTGACTTTTACCGGCAAGCCCTCCTCCATGAGTTCCTCTGCAAGTTCTCGGTCAAGACAGACCGTGAGCTCTCTACGCGCGTCCAGGAAAAGTCCGTCGTCCTTTTCAAACTTACGAGACGCCCCGGAAAGGTTCCGGAACATCGTGCGGGCGTCCTGGATCGTGATTTTGTTGCTCATTTAGACTCCTCGATAATCAGCAGTCCCGTAACCTGATGCAGAAGCTCGTGATACAGGAAATCAACTTCTCGAATGACGGAGGCCTTGGGATTCTCCTCGGATATTACGTGCTGGAGGAGAATATCCACACTTCCTCGGGGAGGCTCATTTCCAGCGCCCCATCGAAGCCACGCTATGACCTGGTTGGTGAACAGTGTGGCATTCACAGCAAAGCTGTAGGTCACTTCTTCGATGTTGTCTCGGGCCCATGCGAGAACGCCAAGACCAAGAGCCATGGTCTGAGCTGCTCGAAGGTCGGCCTCTGTATACCAGATCTCGATGAGCTTGTCACCAATCTTTTTGGCGTGAGCCTCGTAGTCAAACTGCATACGCGCTTCTTGTATCAGTTTCGGAGAGTAAATGACCCCTGTCTGGATCATGTAGTGCGCCCGCAGGCATTCCATGTGGTGGGAGGCGTTATTCATTGTCAGTCATTTCTAGATCTTAGACAGCTTTTCTTTTGCAATTTTGAGTTGGTGCTTGAGTTCGGCAGTGGGCTTGTAGACGTTTAAGTCCAAAGCGGCTCGGCGCATTATATCCTGGATAGTTCTTTCAAGATCCCCCAGCTCCCGATCCAGTACTCCAGGTAGCACCCTGAGCATTTCGAAATCCAGAGTCAACTTGTACAGCCGACTGACCACCGACGCGAATTCACGAGAGTCTTCACACCACGTGTGCGGCCATGTGTTTCGGTCTCGAAGTTTTTGATAGCAAATCTCGATTCGCTGGGGCAGTCGCCACACATTACCAAGAAACGCTCGCATCATTATCGTGGTCTCGGTCAGAAATGCTCTGGAGCTCATCCGGGCTACGGCGTTCGAAAGATCTCGAATCCGTGCCGAGAAATCCCATGCTCGCTCGAATGATCGAATGTGTGTGTCAGCATCATCACCGTTCTGAAATTCCAGCCAGTGTGCCAGAACCACGTCTCGTCGTTCCATATGTATCATACTCCTTTTTGATTACGCGGAGAAGTTAGGAAGCCGTCCACAGCAATCTCCATCGCAAGGTTCTTATACTTACATTCAACCTCTGCGAGGATCTGCGTTGGCGCTTGGCTGGTGCCAGCCAACTGCTCGAGGAACTTCCAGGTCGTGGCAAACGGTACAACCACTCCAGAGTCACGTCTGGACAAGCTTTCCAAAAAGCTGATTATCTTCTCACCAAGCTCTGGTGAGGTGGCCCGACCACTACGCCGCTGCCAGTCAATAATCCCAAGAGTCCAGGCGATGTTGAAAAGGTCCAGCGTGTCCAGGTATCCATCGACTAGAGTTGCCCGCCTGCGAATACTTGCGATATGGTTGTCGAAGTTCATCAATCCTTCGAACTTCGTCGCCTTTTCATACCCTGGACATGCGGGCAGGCGAAGGGTATAGTATGCCAGCAGAGTCGCCTCAAACGCGTTCATTTGTTTCTCCTAATCCATTCGTCCTCAAGCTCCTGGGTCCACTTGTTCAGTTTCAATGCTTTTCCTTCTCGCCAGTAAGCCACAAGCCCATCGGAATAAGTCTTCATCATGCGATAGTACCAGTCCATCATCTCGCCAGTCAAGAATATGTCGCATTCCTTGAACGCCTCGAAGTATGACAAAGTGTCTGCAATGTCGATCATCACTCAACACATTCAAGGGAAATTTTTCACAATAAATCATCCCAAGAGTCGTAGGCGTCACAAGTTGTGCATATTGATTTATAGCCTCATTAGCGCCACCAACCTTCTTCACAAGATGGTTGAGAAGCCGGAGGTCAAATCCGTTTCAGTCATTCAGAAATGCGTCAGCATCTCCGAACTTTTCTATTTGGGCCCGCGCTTTACCCACGAGCTCCTCAAAAACATTTCGCTCAACATTCGTGAGAGATGCTCGGTCGTCGGCGGGGATTGTTTCGCTTTCGACCCATCTGTATCCTTTGGTGCCGGAGACGGCGTAGTATTTGTCATCTTTTATCCTGAGTAGAATTCCTCCACCAGTTGTGACCGGTGTGAACTGTCCAGTCTTTCCAATGAAGCGATAATCATGCGCCCCATATTCTCCCATATCGAGGTAGAGAGCTGTTGTAACGGATCGTTGAGTGCAGCAATCTTCGAATGTGATAGGGTCTTTGGAAAAGAGCCGCTTGAAGACATACGGCTCAGCGAACTGGGCGCCGGTCGCATGCCATTTACCTTCGTGATCCCGCGCGACATAAACGGCATCGTTGACAAGGCAAAGCCTGTCGTATTCGTCCTCGACGTCGAACTTGTACCCATATTTCTTTCCGAAATCATAGATGAATTCCTCAGTTTCTTTGGACGGGTTCTCTATCTTAATAGAGTCCGTCTTGATATGGAATACGTGTACGCCACGTTCTTCCAAGGCCTTCCACAAGTCAATCATAAACAACGCCCCGCGCTTTGCCACGATGTTGTCCACGTTCCTGGGGTCTCGGAATGGGTTGTTGAACTTGGCACTGGAGAGGCCATACACGCTGTTGATTACGATCTTCAGGGCGTATGACAGATCCTTCGCCGAAGACTCGTCTTTCAGATAAGGTTCCAGCTTCCCACCGAACATGTGCCGGACCTTATTGTAGTCTCCGTGCTTGATAGCCACTCGAGCAGCCTTTAGATCTGAGAAGTTCTTGGTGTACTTACCGAACAGGTTTAGCTGCTCGATACTTGTGGGATGCATGGACTCCACGTCGAACACCTTGACATTTCGGTAGATGCCAGGCGTGGCTCGCACCAGCCCACCTTCGCCAGTCTCTTCTCCGCGGTATGTGCTCTTACCAAACTCATACTTGTATCCAGGGAACATCTCCGAGAGATCAGTATACACAAACTCGGACTGAGGCGCAGGATTCCCTTCAAATATGATCTTAGCCGCCAGACGCTGCGTTGTATCATTCGGGGTCATCCCTGCAAGCTCTGCCAACAGCTGCCTGGCTGTGAAATCCGCGGAAAGGTGATCATCCACAGCCTCAGTGGCTTCTACGTCGTTCTTGCAGTACTCCACCACCAGTGGCCACTTTTCTTCTGGAACAGGCTGGTCCCAGTCGAAACCGAGCTCCTGATGATGGATACCGAGGTCAATCTCCCATTTTTTGAGCGATTTCTTGGTGGCCGCAAAGTCATAGATATCCGCGTATGACAGGTTATACGCCTCTCTGAAAGTCGCCCCTGGCACATTATCGATGACCCTCTTGGAGAGCTGATGCAGTTGGGCGTTGTTTAGCCCCATGTACGCTCCATAGGTAATATGGTTGTCGTACTTGCGGCAGTTGAACCCCACCAGACGAGTTTTGAGCAGTGGCTCAATTTCCGCAGGCGATGGATTGATCATACCAACCGTTTGGCCGCCCTTGGGTTTCCAACACAGTACGAAGAGGTTTGGAAAGACCTCACAATCAAAATATACCTTGCGAGTATCCTCAGGAACAGGTCTCACTGGCTCATCATGCTCGCTCTTGAACTTCATCTCCTGGCAGAGCTTCATGCAAAGTGCTGCCTGATTGGAGCTTCTTGAAGCGAACAGAATTACTCGAGGCTCCATGTCCGAGACATCATACTCCATCCCGGATTTGTACGCATCATCCAGGATCTTTCGTATGAAATCGACAGACGGTTTGGTTCCAGGGTGAATCTCCTTCCTGAGGTTTCGTTCGATCAAGTCCCGAAGACCTCGCTCTGACATCATGGTATTGTGGTCAATCACAGGCGCCTCCTTTCTCGGGAGACCCCCATGTAGAATCGCGACCGGGATATCATTACAATAACTCACTCTCCTTCTCAGGGCGGATTTGCCTCGGAACACCTTGACCTCTATGCCGGGAGCATAGTCTTTGGCCAGGTGTTCGAGCTCGCCCTCATAAATATAGTGCAAGTGTACTCCACCACCGGACTTACTGAACTCGGCATATGTCGGAGGCCATTCCGTAGCCGCCGTCAAGTTGGCGGATGGGTCTTTTTCGCCATCAGAATTCTTGATGTCGAAGTCGATGACAATATGATTTTCCGGTACTCGCACATAGTGTACTTGAGATGTATCAATATCGGTAAGTGTGGTGGCCACCTTGGACCATGGCTCTTTTGGAGCTCCCGCACCATTGTCGTACTGAGCTGGACGATCCGCCAGCATCTTGTCGAGCAGACTCTTCGTATCATTCAACACGAGTGGCTGGAGCTTGGGGCCTGGTGAGTTCTTCACTTCCTGAGGCTCCAGCTTGGAATGGTCTAGCTGGAAATATACATTCCGCAGCTTGACCCCATCAACAGCCGCCCTCTCCTTGAAGTCCTGGAAGTACTCTTTCAGTTCCTCCGCAAAGACTCGACGAGGCATCAGGAATTTCAGTCCGGCATCCTCCACGTACTCCTTGTACAAGGCATAAGCCCTAGTCAGAGTAATATGAGGACACCCGTCGAGTTCCAACAGGGAGTCGTTAATGAAGCCAAACAGATCATTGGTACGACGCATCATGGCCACTGGGCGGTACGCCTGGTAGTAATGCTTCCCGAGGTTCTTGTAGACTTGAAGACATCTCCATGCAATTCCACTCAGCTCGAATGGCAAGCGGGCCTTGAGTTGGAAGTACCGATCAATGTCAAGAAGCTCCCCAGTCGGGGACACATCAATCAGCCTGCGAAGAATACCGGACTTGGCATCGGTGATCTTCACAGGGCTGTTTGAGCCAACCATCAAAAATGAAATGGGCTTGAACCAGTACTGGCTCTTACCTTTTTCATTCATGAGCATTCGATCGTGCCCGATGATGGAGTTCAGACGAGTATTGTCCTCAATCCGGGACAAATCTCCGTCATGCTGAATAGCTACAATCGGGTTTGACCTGAACGCCTCCAGCGCAAATTGGGATGATGCTGTACCCAACGCTCGAGCATCGAACGGCTGAATATGCCCCTCGAACAACATCTCCACAATCTCAAGGACTGTGGACTTACCAGTGCCACTGGCACCAAACAGCACGAGGAACTTCTGGAGCTCTACAGAATCCCCCGCGATGATTGAGCCAATGGCCCACTCGATCTTATCCCTCTCCGGCTTGGAGTACAGAATAGTCATCATCTCGTCATACGCCTCACAAGAAGCCTCCTCGAGAGGGTAGTCAAGCTGACGTGTGATGTAATCTTCCCGAGTTACCTCCTGGTTTGACCATTTGAGCTTTGTGTTCAGAGGCTCGAAGTGATCCGGAAGGCTCCGGGTCCACGTCTTGTAGTCCT